GAACCGTCCGGTTGGGGCGTCGTGCCGTGGCGTGCCGTGCTGGGTCAAGCCAAACTTCACGGTATCAAGTGCGGCACTTGCCGGTTGAATTGGCTCTTTACGCCATCAATCGGCGGGATTTACGCCGAGGTCGAGCAATGTTGTGCCGATGACCGATGCTCATGTCGATATGAAGCGCAGGAGGAAGAGTGAATGTGTGCCCGATGCCCGTATTGCAAGGTCCTCAACGAATGTCACCCGAACGTTCACCGTCAATGCCCCATTCCAATTCAGCATGTTTGCAAAGGATGTGTGAAAAATGGATGAGCGGGCTCAAATTCTGATCGAGACAGTCATGGAAATGATTGATGGAACCATTCAGAACATGGAACGAGACATCCATTTCTGTCCAGCGGAATGGGTTCTCGAGAATTGGTGGAACTCTTTGAACGCCGCCCTACAAGTAGGGAATCATTTGGACAACAAGGCGAACAGTTTCGAAGCCACCGACCAAACCGAGAGTAAGAAACGAGACGAGGACATTCAACCGGACGAGTCCTTCGAGGTTTGACTCCTTCTCTTCACGCCGCTCCTCTCGCTCCATGAGCCAAGTGGCGAAGCGAGCGGTTCGAGTTGTAGATTTGATTTCTTCAATTGGTTCATCAGTTGACATCTTGTGCTTCCTCCTGAACGATGGCGAGAACGGCTTGATTGTCCGTCAATGAGACTTCTTCGAGTTCGACATAATACACGAACTCGTTTGAACTTGTGGCCGTGAGCGCGGTAAGACCAAGGTAGAGGTCACGAACCACGACGTGCGTAGGGTCAACGAGTTCAAACGTCGCCTCCGCAAATGAGTCTTCATGACCGCTCGACGCCCATGCGACTTGCCGTTTGTCGTCCCAGTTCCACCCAATCACCGAGGCAACATTGCCGGTCAACGCATCGGCATGGGTGGCGAGGGTTGCAAAACATTCCTTCGATCCCGCCGAGGCGGACGAGAGGTCAGAGAAAGCAATTACAAACTTCTTGATGATGAACCCATGGTTGAACCGTTGGTCGTCCTGAATGAGGTTAACCGCACCATCGTATTGGTAGGTGCGACATCGGCCACGGAGAACACGAGTCTTTCCCATTCAATCACTTCCTCTTCGCAATCTTGTGGGCTTCACGGACAGCACGCTTGAACCCGCCTGCCTTCCACTTCCCGCTCTTGAGTTTGTATCGAGGAGCAATTTTGCGGAAGGCGGCTTTGTATTTTCGGTTGTATGCCGAGGCCTTGCGCTTGGCTTTCGTGGCGACCACGGGAGCGGCGGCTTCGACACGCTCGCCCACTTCCGTCCCTATGGACATGGCTAGCGATGGAGACATTCCCCGGTCAATCAGCAATTGACGCAAAATGTTGCAGGTAGCACACAAGTGAGCCACCTCATTGTTGGCTCAATGCGAGGGCCATCGCTTTGCTTTGGCTCATCTTCTCAACGGTGGCTTCGATAACAATTGAGACATACACATTGCCTGCGAAACCCGTGTTGGCGACGCCGCCCAAGTAGAGGGATTCAGTGGCGACCAAGTAGCCGTTTGTGTATTGTTGCGGTGCAATGTCAAACGAGTTCGTGGACGACGCCGCCAGTGGAGAAGTTGCAATTGAGGGCGTGTATGCTTCAATCTTTCCAGCCGCAACCATGGAACGGTCGGAAGGGAGTACAATGTCGCTCTGAGTTTGCGTGGTGAGTTGGAATTGAGCAACGGCGGCAGTGTCTGCGGCAGCCATCGAGAGAGAGCGTCCGGTGTTGTCGGTGAAGGCGACATCCACCCGATGTACCTTGAGGATGCTTTGGTTGAGGGCGTCAACATATGACCCCAAGTCCACTGCTCGCTCAGTGAAGGTGTTTGTGTTTCCAATGTTCAATGTCTGTCGAATAAAGAATGACTCAGCCATGAATCTCCTAGGGCCATTCTAGTCTTAAACCCACCGGCACCTTAATCTCCTTTAGGGGTGTCGCAGGGCTCGATGCTTTGCAGGCCCAAGATGCTGATGGGCTACTGCAAGACTTACTGATACATACTTACTTATACTACTACCCCCTCGGCTAGTTTGATGAAGCATCAGAAAACCATCAGCCTCGACGAAGATACCGCCAAGATAGCCGCAAGACTGCCGAATTTTAGCCGATTCGTGCGACAATGCCTCGTGAGACATGCCTCAGAGGCCGTAAACCACGCCGATTTGAAGGAAGACCCGCACGTCGCACCCTCTGAGGCTCGAATTTGGGGTGAAACCAAGGATAAATGCAACCCTCTACACCGCCTTGGCCGTTGTCCAACCTGTTGGGGTGTTCAATGATGGCTCGAGTTAATACATTTCTCTGCATGTGCGGCCGAACCATCGGGCGACCAAGGGATGAAGCGGCCGAACCGTCCGGTTGGGGCGTCGTGCCGTGGCGTGCCGTGCTGGGTCAAGCCAAACTTCACGGTATCAAGTGCGGCACTTGCCGGTTGAATTGGCTCTTTACGCCATCAATCGGCGGGATTTAC